AGGTGCGATCATTGTCGTGATGACGCGCTGGGCTAAGAGAGATCTGACTGGCAGGATCCTTCAGTCTGCGATTGATAAAGACGGTAATGACGATTGGGAGGTCATTGACTTCCCTGCGATTCTTCCCTCTGGTAATCCCCTATGGCCAGAGTTTTGGAGCCTAGAAGAACTCCATGCCCTACAGTCTGAACTGCCTGCTTCTAAGTGGAACGCACAATATCAGCAGAGCCCAACCAGTGAGCAAGGAGCTATTGTTAAAAGAGAGTGGTGGAAAGAATGGACAGACGAAGACCCACCTAAGTGTGAGTTTGTGATCCAGTCTTGGGATACGGCGTTTACTAAGAACGAACGCTCTGACTATTCCGCCTGTACGACTTGGGGAGTTTTCCATCTGAATGAGAACCAGAACGATGCGAATATTATTCTGCTCGATGCGTTTAAAAAGAGGATGGAATTCCCAGAGTTAAAAGAGAAAGCCTTTAACCACTATAAAGAGTGGGAGCCAGATGCGTTTATCGTTGAGGCTAAAGCGTCTGGAGCGCCATTGATTTATGAATTAAGGGCAATGGGAATTCCTGTTCAAGAGTTTACGCCGTCTAGAGGTAATGATAAGATGGTGAGGATCAATTCTGTATCTGATTTGTTTGCCAGTGGTAAGGTCTGGGCGCCACCCACGCGCTGGGCTGATGAGTTGATGGAAGAGATGGCGGCGTTCCCCAACTCAGACCACGATGACTTAGTTGACTCCTCGACACAGGCTCTGATAAGGTTCAGAAAAGGCGGGTTTATACGCTTGCAGACAGACGAAGAAGACGAAGTTCGCTCGTTTAGACGCAAAGTTTCTTACTATTAAGGATACATATGTCCATTGAAAAATCACTTTACGCTGCACCAGAAGGTATTGAGTCTCTAATGCCAGAGACTGAAGACGATGGAGCCATTGAGATTGAGATTGTTGACCCTGAAGAGGTGACAATTAATATGGATGGAGTAGAGATCACCATTGACGGCTCAGAAGAAGACGATTTTGACGCTAACTTAGTGGACTATTTAGACGATTCTGTTGTGACTGGCATCGTGACTGACCTAGTAGGCGACTATGACGATGACGTTAACTCCCGAAAAGACTGGATGCAGACCTATGTAGACGGCCTAGAGCTCTTGGGGATGAAGATTGAAGAGCGAGCTGACCCTTGGGTTGGTGCTTGCGGTGTCTACCACCCACTTCTCTCAGAAGCACTGGTTAAATTTCAAGCTGAAATCATGATGAGCACGTTCCCTGCCGCTGGGCCGGTGAAGACTCAGATCATTGGCAAGGAAACCCAAGAGAAAAAAGACGCCGCTACCCGTGTTCAGGATGATATGAATTATCAACTGACGGATGTGATGACAGAGTTTCGCCCAGAGCACGAAAGAATGGTCTGGGGTCTGGGATTATCTGGAAATGCTTTTAAGAAAGTCTACTTTGATCCAAGTTTTGACCGTCAAACATCTATATTCGTGCCGGCTGAAGATTTGGTTGTGCCTTACGGTGCGTCCAACATTCAAACGTCCCCTCGCGTTACGCACGTTATGCGAAAGACGGAGAACGAACTGCGTAAGTTACAAGTTGCTGGATTCTATGCCGACATTGACCTTGGTGAACCCAACAACTCGCTGGATGAGGTAGAGAAAAAGATTGCCGAGAAGATGGGATTCCGCGCTTTGTCGGATGACCGCTACAAAATCCTTGAGATGAACGTAGATCTTGACCTTGAAGGTTACGAGCACACCGATAAAGAGGGCGAGCCCACAGGAATTGCCCTACCTTATGTTGTCACTGTTGAATATGGAAGCATGAAGTGTCTGGCTATCCGCAGAAACTGGAAGCAAGGCGACAAACTCCACACCAAACGTCAGCACTACGTTCACTATGGCTACGTTCCCGGTTTTGGCTTCTACTGTTTTGGTTTAATTCACTTAGTTGGCGCATTTGCCAAGTCTGGTACGTCAATTCTCAGGCAATTGGTAGATGCTGGTACTCTGGCCAACCTGCCCGGCGGCTTTAAGACCCGAGGCCTGCGGATTAAGGGAGATGACACCCCAATCGGCCCAGCTGAGTGGCGCGATGTAGATGTACCGAGTGGATCTATCTCTGACAACATCATGGCTCTACCATATAAAGAGCCGTCACAAGTCTTGGCATCTCTTCTCGATAAGATCGTAGATGAAGGCCGCAAGTTTGCGTCTGCTGCTGACATTCAAGTTGCCGATATGTCTGCCAACTCTCCCGTTGGTACTACGTTGGCCATCCTTGAAAGATCCCTCAAGGTGATGACAGCTGTTCAAGCGCGTATTCACTATTCCTTTAAGCAAGAGCTGGCTCTATTAAGAGACATCATTAAAGAGTACACACCCCCTGAGTATTCTTACGAACCCGAAGAAGGATCCCGCAAGGCCAAACAGTCTGATTACGACTTAGTTGATGTGATCCCTGTGAGCGATCCCAATGCGGCCACGATGGCCCAGAAGATTGTTCAGTATCAAGCGGTGATCCAGCTGGCCCAGCAAGCCCCCCAGATCTATGATTTACCACAGTTACATAGACAGATGCTTGACGTCCTCGGTATTAAGAACGCTCAGAAGCTGGTTCCTTTACCTGACGATGAGACACCAAAAGACCCAGTCACAGAGAACATGGCCGCACTCAAAGGCGAACCAATGAAGGCGTTTATCTACCAAGACCAACAAGCCCACATTGCTACGCACCAGACGTTCATGCAAGACCCATTGATTGCCAAGACGATTGGTCAGAACCCACAGGCCAGCCAGATCATGGCGGCTATGCAGGCTCACATTGCAGAACACTTAGGCTTCCATTATCGCCAGTTGATAGAGAAGCAAATGGGTGTGCCATTGCCCGGCCCGCATGAGAAATTGCCAGAAGATGTGGAAGTGCAGTTATCACAGTTAATTGCACAGGCCAGTGCACAGCTGTTACAGGCCAACCAAGCAAAGGGCCAGCAGGAGGCAGCTGCGGCGGCTCAACAAGATCCTCTGGTTCAGATCCAGCAACAAGAGTTGCAGATCAAGACTCAAGAGGCACAGCGTAAGGCTCAGAAGGATGCGACTGATGCCCAGCTCAAGCAGTCACAACAGCAGATTGAACGCGAGCGCATCATGACCCAAAAGGAGATTGATATGGCGCGTATTCAGGCTACTGTACAGAAAGATCAGATGGAAATGGCTCAAGACGCCCAGAACGAGAAGAACAAACTCTTGGCTGAAATGATGAGAGGTAAAAAATGATCGACAAGTATTTAAAACTTCTAGCTTCAAAGATAGATGACAAAGTATCCCAACTCCAAATGTCAATAGCCGATGGTAAGGCTGATGATTATGCGGAGTACAAGAAGATGTGCGGAGAGGTTAAAGGTCTACTCACTGCACGTTTATACATCATAGACCTACAAGAAAGAGTCAATCACGATGACGATGACGAGTGAGATTTCGAATCTCGACATAACCAAGGCCGTGGATTTATCCAAGATCTTGAACACTAAACCAGAGGAGAAGGCTAAACAACTTCCCCGCCCATCTGGTTACAGAATTCTTTGTGCTATCCCTGAGATAGAGAAAGAATACGGAGAGTCCGGACTCGTAAAAGCGGAAGAAACTCTCATGATTGAGGAAACCCTGACTACTGTGTTGTTTGTAGTAGACATGGGCCCAGATTGCTATAAGGACGCCAGCCGATTCCCGTCAGGCCCGTACTGCAAGAAGGGTGACTTTATCTTGATTAGACCTAATTCAGGAACGCGACTGGTCATTCACGGCAAGGAATTCCGTGTGATCAATGACGATTCTGTTGAGGGAGTAGTAGATGATCCTCGCGGTATTCGCCGTAAATAAGGAACAACATGGCTGAAACTTTTAAATTCCCCGATGAACAGGATGACGTAAAGGTCACCACAGAAGACGATCAAACTGATGAACAGATCATCATTGACGTAGAAGACAACACTCCTGCGGAGGATCGTAACAAACCTCCGATGGAAGAGAAGGTTAAAGAAGACCTTTATAACGATGAGCTGGAAGACTATTCCAGTAAAGTTAAGAAGAAGCTAATCCAGATGAAGCGTCTGGCTCACGAAGAACGCCGTGAGAAAGAGAATGCTTTGAGGGAGCAACAAGAGGCTATTACTTTTGCTCAGAAGATGATGCAAGAGAATCAGCGTCTTAAGTCCAATCTAAATAACAGTGAGAAGAACGTGCTTATGACCGTTCAGAAGGCTGTAGCTATGGAGATGGATGCGGCCAAGCGCGCTTATCGTGAAGCCTATGACTCTGGCGACACTGATAAAGTGATGGAAGCACAGGAAAAGCTGACTCAAGCAACGCTTAAAGCGGAAAAAGTAAAGAATTTTCGCCCACAGCCTTTACAAGAGGAAGAAACTC